CCTTACTAACTGGAGCACTAGAATCCATTCTTGCTCCATGATAATCTCCACCTCTGGGAATAGCTTCAACGCTTGTAATTGTACCATCAGGTTTACCACCTTCCCTGAATATTTGAACCAGCATCTGCTCCCTTGGTGCACTTCTAGGATCACCCTGTTCTTCGGGAAAGGGGTCTTCCCATTCTTTAAGGTCAATAATGATACCACCCTGTACAATTCTACCAGCTTGTTCACGTGCTATATTATTCTTATCTTCTTCTGTAGGCTTTCTACCGTAACGCTTCTCTGCTGCAATAGCAAGGTGTTCATCTAAGATATCTTCTGCTTTTTTGTTGTCTTTTCTTTCAGCTTCATTCGGTTCCCAAGCACCCGTTTTTAACATGCTCATACGAGCTTGATCTGAAGCCTGCTTATGTACATACTGTTTTGTATCTTTAGATAGTGTATCCCACTCAGGATTCTTCTCAGGATAGAATACCCTGTCGGGTCTACCTGATGCTATGTCTTCAGCATAAAAACGCATAGCAGCTTTCTCATGTGAAGGTCTAGATTGATAACCAAAGAATCCACCTAATAAATACTGATATAACTGCATCTCTATAGGCTGATCCTGTAATGTAGTAGGTAGTCCAAGCATCATAGAACCTATACCAGATTTAATAAGCTGTTCTGCTCTTTGGTGATTTTGAACCCCCTTACTTTGAAGGAGATTACCTATACGTTTAAAATTACCTAATCCTCCAAATGCACCACCAGCTATACCACCATGTACCATAGAATTAAGTATTTGATCTGGACCTCCCCATATGCTACTTACTCCACTTGCTACGCCAAGATGCACAGCATCATTAAATACACCACGTGCTGCACTACCACGCTTCATGTGTTCAAGTGATTCAATACCAGCTTTAGCTATACCTTTATTAACAAGATCACTTGCTTTGTCACCGAAGAACATAGGCACTGAGAACTTGTTAGCTACTGAAGCACCAAAAGCACCTTTCTCTAATGCATTCTTCACACCCATCATACCAAGCTTGGATGCACCCGTAGCCAGTCCCTTCAATGGAATAGCGGCTATACCGGGAGCAAATCCAACAAGATGACCAAGTGAATGTGCTATTGCTTCGTATGTATTGCGGGGTTCTCTTCCTACGGGAATCGTAGTAAAGCCTTCAGCTACACCGCCAATAGCTGTCTCTATTGTATTGCGGAGATTGAAGTCTGAAGTAATTCTATTAAAAGGTTGGTCTGTTTGTTTAGCTAAGTCTTGTAACTCATCCAGCTGTTCCTCATTAAACTGCATAGGATTAGTCCTGTACATGTCAATGAGTTTCTTGACACGATATGACTCAGTATAGAGTGCCATTATTTAAAATGGCTGGGGTTGACCGTATCTTGAGAACGTTTGATTAAATGAAGTACCTAAATAATCTGAAGCATAATCTGCTGGTCTATACGGTCCTAGTAATCTTTGCTGAGGAGCTGCAAGTTCTAACATAGATGGTCCTCCTAATCTAAGAGGCGGTTGTGGTAAAAGTCTTTGTCCTGCTACAGCTTCAGCACCTTCATAAGGTGGTAGTAAACCACGCCCTGTCTTGGTTATACCTTCTGCAGACTTGCGAACTATCTCGCCTTCAGCAGCGGCTCCACCTCCTGTAGCGGCAGTTCCTCCACCACCTCCACGAAGTGCACCATAGGCAGCTTTACCACCTCTGAATAAACCTTTTGCTACACCTGCAGCACCAAGTAATCCACCTACAGAACCTACTCCGCCAGCAAATTTATCTAAACCAGTTTCTCCATAAGCAAGATCGCCTCTTGAAGCAGGTCGCCATTCATTAGGTAACAATCCGAAACTTGCTATATCTGCAAAATCAAAAGCACCCTTAGCTAATGGTCTACTTGTCCTTTGGAATTCTAAGCCGAACTGCTTAGACAGACCAGCGATCATTTCAGCTTCTTCGTCTGTAAATGATCTTGGATCATTATTATATCTTTCGTTTAATTCTTGTACTGCTAAAAAACTAATAGCCATACTATGCCTCTTTTATGGTTTTTATCTAGGTAATCCACCTATAAAGTCAGTTCCCGGATGTTTTAAGAAATCTATTCCAAGGAATCCCTTATGCTTACTTATAGGTTTATTATCAATTGTATAAACTATGTTAGAAGTTCTCTCACTAACGCCAGCATATCTAAGTGATGCTTTAGTGTCGTCCCAGAGACTTTCATCCATCATTTCAACGCCTCTTAACCATTCTATATAGGCTTCTTCGTTTTCTGGGGGTTGACCTACTTCAACATGTAGCTTATCATTCTTTATACTTGCTATTGGTCTAGGTGCTTTAATTTCATCATAATAATATGCTTCATCTATAAAGCTTTGAAGTCTTTCTAATTTACCAGTTGGTCTTTTTGTACCAAATCCAAATTGATCTTTTGCCATAATAACTCCTTAAGGATATTGTCCACCTACTAATCCTGCAGTTGTTAGTCCCATAAGACCAGACTTACCTAACATCTGTGGTTGAAAATATGGATTAGTATAAATGCCCATGAATTGTTCTGGTGTAAGGTCTTTGCTAATAGACTCAACGTCTCCAAATATTTCACTAGGTTTTCTTGGTTCCCCATATTTTTCTTCTGCCAATCTTTTTGCTCTAGATTCTTCAGATTCTATTCCCAAGAAATCTTCTTTTTCGGGTCTAAATACTTGTTGCCAAAACCCCATATCTTTCATTTGGTCTTCGAATTCTTCATCAAGCTGTAGTCTTTTTTTCATTTCTGCTGTAACTGGACCTTTAACTTTTCTCCAAGCTTCTCTGCCTCTTTTTTGCTCTGCAAATAATTCACCAGCTCTACCAGATTCAGCTTCCATAACTCTCATCTGACGATCTCTTATTAAAGAATCAAAATCAAATCTTTGTTGATCTAGATTTAGAGCTACATCTGCTTGATCCAACTTTCTTGTTGCAAGCATCTGATCTACATCCATCTTACGCATAGTAAGAAGAAGTGTAGGCATCTCATTGAGAAACTCGTTTATGTATTGTCCTGATTCATATGCCATAATTAAACTCCATTAAAATTATTGTAGAACATATTGACCTTCTTCTTCAGACCAGATATAATTTTGATTTTGATATTGTACAGAACCTACATTTGTAAGTGGAAGTGTTTGTACTGTATTATATATACCCTCACCTTCTTCACCCCAACTAATTCCTGCAGAATCTCTGCCTAATAATCCTGTAGCAACATCTCTGAATGAAGACTCCATACCTCTTTGAGCACTCTGTAAATCACCAGTATATCCAAGAAGACCAGCTTGAAGACCTTGACCATATTGCTGTCCTATTCCTTGTAGACCTTGTTGCATTCTATATCCTTGACCTCCAAATCCACCACCACCTATTGATGCAAGACCTTGTCCTCCACCTAATTGCATTGCTTGACTCTGACCCTGTGTACGTAATCCAGCCATACCTTGAGCTAAGCCAGCTCTAGCCATACCAACATCTTGTTGATAATCTTCTGCTATTCCACCAAAGAATTTCCCCACCTTAGATGGGTCAACATCCATTCCTAAGCCTTGTAAATAACTTTGATAGTCCTGATTAGGATTAGAAGTATTCTGAAAGGCTGAAGACAGCCAAGGATTTGCACCGTTAGCCATTAGTAATTCCTTACTGGCATTGTTTGTGTTTGGGAATGCCTACCATAAGGATTTAACATATCTAAAAGATTTCCTTCTTGACCTTGATTCATAAAGGCTTCAAAAGCATCATCAGATTGCCCCATCCATTGATTCCAATTCATACCGCCCATTTGATCTGGAACTGGCGTTCTTTGTCCTAGAGACTTTAATACTTCTGGATTAGTTATTCTACCTACGTGATCCATTGTGCTCATACCAGCTGCTTTTCTCATTGCTTCATCATAAGTAGTCGGTGCTGGAGCAGTAGGTGAATATGGAGTTGGTACAGATGTAGATAGATCAGCACCTAAAGGATTTGTACCAAATTGCTGTGTCGGAGTAAGTCCTTGTCCAACAGGTAGTGGTCCTTGTGGACCAACTGAAGGATTGAGTCTTCTTACAACATCTTCTTGTCCAAACATACCAGCTTCGGGACCAGCTAAATATTCAGATGCACCTTTTGCTCTAGCGATTGTTTCTGCTGCATTAGGATCGCCAGTCATCATTGCGAGTTTTTGATCGGGGCTACCAAACCTTCCAAGGAACTTACCTTTCATTTTATCCATTCCCGGTTTAAAATATTTCTGCATTGTATACGCAGAGAAAGCATCTTTGGCAGTATCTGTAAGCATACGCTCACGCATGCCAGCCTGATAGTCACCTATTTCTTTAGCAAATTTTCTTTGTTCACCTTGATGAAATAAAGCATCTATATTTTTATCTGCATCACGCTCTCTTCCACCAGCTAAGGCTCTCCCCGCCGATCTACCTGCAAGTCCGCCTAAGCCCACTAATCCTGCGGCTACTGGAGCAGCCAGTCCACCTGTTGCTGCAGTTGCTAAGCCAGCACCAAGAAGACCGAGTGTTCTTCCCCAGCCTCCCCATTTTGCAGCTTTAGTGCGTCTTGCTTGTTCTTTATTGTGTGCGGCTTCAAAAGCAGCTCTATCCTGTGCTTCCTGACCTGCCATTGCCATTTGTGCGTATGTAGCCATAATACTGTCCTTAATCTAATAATAAATTATTGTTTTTAGAATTGTCATTACACATTAAAGTGCACATACTAAATGTCCTGTAAATCTTGTGAAATCTCCACCAGTAGGTTCGTGAGTATGTTGTTCTACTCCGCTATCTTGCTTTGCATACAATTCTACGAAATCACCAGTATTTAATTTTAAATCTGCCGAAAGATTCCCTTGCCAAAAATTATCTGTGATAGCTCCAGAGAGCAAATGTAAACTACTAGCAACTCTATTTGTTGCACTGGTTGTAGTCGCATCTCCTTGATTTTTAAATAAATGAATATCCAGTCTTTCTTCAGCGTCCCAATCGCCAGCATCTGTATCTACGTTACTATCCATTAGAAGATTAGCATCGAAATGATAGATACCATTATAAGGTGCTGTAAACTTATAATTTGATACATCAAAATTGCTTCCGTTGTCGTAATGTTCCGTATCTAAAATAATTCTAGTGTATGTACTGCCAGTTACTATTGATTGACCGTCTACGCTTGTACTTTGATATACACTAAATGCGGGATAATTATTTGTAATAATTTTATTTTTTAGATTGATACTTCCGTCAACTGATAAGTTCTTATCAATATTTAAGCTACCATCTTTACTCATTTGGGTTTTCCATAGAATACCCTTTTCCCTGCGGTACCTCATGAGGATTCCATCTCTACCAAGATACAAAGATTCTTCACCATCACGCATTGATCTAAGGGATGGCTGAGAAACTGTAAGACTAATCTTGTCTTGTTTTCTATTATTAATATTTCTTTGTATTCTATCCATTATGCTACTTTTTTATGTACAGTTCTGTACTCAAATCCAATATCACTAATTTGTAATGTGGGATCATCTGTAGTTGAGTCAAAAACTAGAGATACCCTACTGCAACTAATCGGAGAAGAAGGAGCAATCTTTACAGTTGTAAAATTAGCAGCAGTAGCCATAGTTCCAGCCAATGCTGTTGATGTTGAATCTGGCTGTACCAATGTAAACTTATTTGTTAAAGCATGATCTGTGCATTTATATGTTATATATAAAGCATAGATTTTCTTTATAATATCGGGATTTCCAAAATCGTAAAATTTGGTTTTAAACTCAATCTGAGGTATATCAGCCTGTCTCCTGTAGAGTTGATAAAAGTCTATTGTATCGCCTTCATCATGTGCTATAAGAGTATTATTGCTTTCAGTATCTACAGAATTAGTAATGCCGTCATTTGAGACTGGAACAAAGTCATCTAAATATGTAAATGTATTTGACTTTAAATCACACATATAAGTATCGCCATCACTTCCTGCGTTTTGTACAACAAATACCATAGACTCTTGTTCGTCATAAATAATAATACTATCAGAACTAATATGATCTGCCCAATCAGAATCACTTATAAGGTTCTCAGAAAGATTCTTTATATTTTGTCCGCTATATAAAAATAAACCTTGAGAATTTGCCCATACAAGCCCATACTGAGTTTTCTTAACAGCTTCAGGATGCAATACTCCTTGGTATTTTTTACTATCTTCTAAGAACCAGTTCGTATCATCACCTGCTATATTGATAATATCAACGCTATGCTTTTTAAAAGCAAGTAGACGATCTGCAAATGAATCTATAGCAACGTATTCATCAAACTCTCCTTTAGCAGCTTCAATAAAATTATGAGAAGGAAACGTATCAAACCTATTGGGCATAGAATACATTATCCTATCACCATAATGCTCTGGAGATGTCTCATCTTTATTGATACCAGACTGATCGTTCTTCACTGTTACATTGCATACAAAAGCTCTATTATTAGCAATAACTGAATCTTTCCAAAATTCTCCCTGATCTCCTATGGCATTACTAAAAATACTGGATGGATATCCATTAATAAGCTCATATGTTAAAAGACTAAGTTCTTTAATAATGAAATTTGCACCTGCTAATGTAGTCGGACAACTGTAAGTAGAACTTCCAGCATCGTCCCAGCTTGTATAAGTATCAGTTAATCTTGTCCTACATCCTTTTGTTAGGTTGATATCTACAAGAAAAATCCATTCAGTATCAACATTCTGCTCCCTTATGTATATTCTACCTCCTGAAATTCTGGGATCAAATGGACCAGTGGCACCAATATTTACTGAAAAGACCTTTAGATCATCGGCATCATCAACGGTTACAACAGTAGAATACGCAGTCGGCAAGCTTTCTTGATTATCATCATATATAAAAGTTTGTGCAAATTCATAAGCACCTGCTGATATAAGACCATCAACACCAGTATTATTAGAGATATTAAAATCAAATCCATTGCCCGCTGTTGCATAAGTAGATACTGCAGGCGTTGTGCCACCATCTACACAATCACCATTGGTCGGTTTTGCTAGGTCGTTGTCCTTTGAATAATAACCAAGATATGAATTATCATCAGTACTTGCATCAGCCTGATCAAAGTGTCTTCTATTAATAAACCCATACCATTGAATTTTGGAATCAGATGATGTCGCTGTGTCGCAGCATCTAATTGATTGATCTATTGCATAATACCTAACCCTAGATTCTGTTCCAGTCTCAGAAGACCTTAATGTAATAGTATCTGAATTCCATTTAGTAGCAGAACTTGCTGAAAATGTGTCTATTTTATGTTCTTTCGGATTAGCAATTAAAGTAACTTGATCACCAGCTGTAAAACCTTTAACTGTAGCAGCCCAAAATACTTCAGGTGGTGTCTCAATAGTTATTTGTATATTTCTATCTAAAACTAAATTATTAGTATCTGCAATTCCCACAACATTATAAACTCCTTGACCATGTGGGTCTATACCATCAATAGGGAAGGAAGGTGCTGTTACAAGAATTTTCGATCCTATTGGAAAGCTTGATGCAAGATTCTGATCGCTTCCATTTATTTTACAACTAAGCGTATTTACAGTAGTTGAACTAAGAAATTTAAAACCATCTTCGCTACCTCCAGATTGATCCGCTGTAGAAACAGAAACAGAAACTCCGTCTCTAATATAGTCTGTTTCAAAATAACCAAGACCATATCCAGCCTGTACAGACTCTCCCGATGAAGTTGAACTTATATTTGTATTACTATAGGTAGAGCGAGTTAAGAGATTCCCATTGCCGTTAGGAGCAACTTGAGTGGTATCAGCCATAGTATAAGCTGACTGTATAATACCACGTATATTAAACATGATATTCTTAGCCTGACGTACTTGATTGTCATTGATGTCAATACCATGCTGTAAAGTATTAAGACCACCACTAAAGTCTTTAACTTGAAATATCTGCTTTGGCATGATCTTATTCTTTTAATTCAAAATGGACAAGATCGTCAAACGAATTATCTTTAGTTGTGCGTTTTCCTTTATACAAACTAGATGCTGACCAGTCCCCTCCCCAGCGAACATTTACTCCCATCTGAGAAGCTATACCTAATACAAACCCGCCTAGTAAATGAAAATCATCACGTGCTTGCCAGTCAATAGGGTATGGAGCCATGTCCACTGCTTTGCCTAAAACATGTTTTCCAAACTTTGTTTTAGACTTACCTTGAGCTACAAGTTCGTCCTGACGTTTTTGGGAACGTAATCCCTCAATTATAGTAATATCAAAGTATTTTACTACCTCATTTAGGACATTAACAAGCTTTGCGTCAACACCTCTAAGACGCTCTTTTGATCTTTTACCGAATCTAGGCATACTACTTACCTTTAAATACGCCTTCCATTAAGTCTGTAACAATATCTACAACTCTCTCAAAAAAGACTTGTTCCTTTTCTTCACTCACAAAAGGGATGTCAATCTTCTCATTGATCTTTGTAGCAATTTGGTTACTAAACTCATCAGAGGCTAAGAAACCCATTGCTTCTTCTTGCATCTTATCAGCTTGTGCTTGTGCCATATCCATCAGCATTTTTTTAAAGTCCATTTATGACTCCTTTATCTTTTTGGTTTTTAAATACAAATAATAAATCTGTGCTGTAAACATTACACACATTAATACTCCTGATATAATATCTGTCCAGTAGACTAAGCCTAAACCTGTACTTATCCCTGTGACTCTTAAGCTATCCATAATCATTTACCATTTATCCTTGATACAGAACCTTTTATTTCCATTAAGACATCTGACATATCGTTTATTTCCTTAACCAAATCTAAATGCCGATTATCTCTCGTATCATCTGATTTGTTCCATCGGTCTAAAAATTTTAAAATTATTGCTTCTATGTTGCTTATTTTTACAGTCTGACTTTCATTGTGAATTCTTAAAGCATCTATATCATCTGCTTGCGATTCAGCTCTCTTAGCATTTTGGTAGACCATAAATACAAACATACAGGCTACCACACCAATCATCCCATATTCTGCATATAATGCTAAAAATTCTTCCATTATTTCTTCTTCCGTTTGCCCCAACTAAGTGGGTTAATATTAAACTCCTTTTCATAGAAATTTACTTTTTCTTCCAGTTGTTCTCGTTGTACCTTTTCTTCCACCATATGTTTGTCCAGTAAATCCCCAATTTTAACATAAGCCGAGACCATTTCATTTTCCAACTGTCCCAATCTAGACTCGATACGCCAATAACCGTAAACAAGCATCCCGACCAAAACAAGTAACTGACCCAACCATTTGAGATTAATACTAACGATAGCATTGTCATCAACAACAGTACCACGATAACTTCTCGCAGTTTCGGGTTTTCCATTGGACATACTACTTAGTGATTACAATCCCGTATAAATATACTTTATGGGGATTCCATATGATGTTGAAATATCTTCCATACTATACCTTTAAATGTTTTGAAACAGCCTGACCTTCACCGTTATATTGATCTTTTATTCTTGATAGAAGTTCTGCTTTAGTTTCACTACCGCTATAGGTAACTCCACGTTTGTCATAGAAATCTTTTATTTCTGCTTTAGTATTTGCATCTGTTGGATAATCTGCTTGTGTAGTAGCGACACCATTAATTATATGATGTCCTCCTACTAATAATCTTCCATGTCCATCGCCATGCTTCTTAGAACATTCATCAACATAAAACTCTTCAATTACTTTAAAGCTGTTGCTTCTCTTCTCTATGTCGCCATCTACATCAACAAAGTACGCATAAGACGAAGGGTAGGTCAGAGTCTCAGTAGACCCATCTGCATATGTTTTTGTGCGAGTAGCACCGGGAGTTGTATTTCTATGAATCCTAACTCGATGACCCTGACTACACCTTCTTACAATCATAACATCACCCACCATGCACAAGCAGTAGCAATGAATATATCAAGGAATGAATCTTCAGCCCATGCTCTCACAGAGCCATAAGGCTTCCAATTTTCCACATAATATTCAATGATTTCCCATAGGATTGCCATAGCAAACACTAATCCAATATTCTGTAAGCCTGCAAATCCAAACCAGTAGAATACCTTTGTTAAGAATAGTCCACCTAAGAGATGCCAGAAACTCCAGACATTTAACTTAGAATTAACCCATGAGAAATACTTGCTTATTTTCATGCCTCTGCTTCTACCTCTTCTTCTACCTTTTCTTCAACTTCACCATTCAGTGATACTCGAAGCATATGTACCTGTCCCTGTTTCCATCTCTCTAACCGTTGTTGCTGGGCGAGATAGTTAAGA